CTATTGATAAAATCAAACTGAATCACGAACACAGGGCACAAAAATGGTTCACACAGGAAGATGTTGAAACAGAATCAAAGGTGATCCCTACCAATGTTACATTCATCAAAGATTACAAGAAGAAAAACAAATTAAACGAACAGATTCAAAGGATGAAGATTCTTTTATAATGTAGCTTACTACTTATAAACAAATATGAAAGTTTTAAATTTTTTGCGCGAATACGGCGTATTGTTACTTGCTGTAGTACTCTTAGCCCTTATCATTCAAACATGTGTCCATGATAATACGGAAAAAGCGAGATATCAAGATTTAGTTCGATACCAAAAGAACAGAACAAGCATTGATTCAAATTCACATAACATTGATATCCTTAAAACGAATGTCGATTCTATCAAATTTGAAATGAAAAAATAATCATTATTTATATGATATTTATAAGAAAATATAAATATCATGTACAGTAAAGAAATAATTGAAAAAGCCGTCAAATCAAAAGGATATGTTTGGTTCAACAGTGGTAAGGATTACGATCTTAATATAGTAGGAATAAGGAACACAAAAAATGGTGATGTCGTCTCCAATCTTTTTGATGATCTCATGACATTATCGTATCAAATAAATGGTAATTGGTATTATCATGAATGGCACGCCACCACAGATCCTGGGAAATATTATGTCATGAATCCTATTGATCATGACGGTGTTGCAATACTGGTTCCAAATCAATACAGGGGTTCACACGCAACAGGATTACACAGGGGTAAATATGAAGCTCTCGTTCAGGTTAAAGATTTGAAAGTATGGCGAGACAATGATAAGGATATGACCTACGATCATCTTACAACAGAAGTTGGTGAATTTGGCATAAACATACATAGATCAGCATATAATGGTACTGCATATACAGTTGATAATTATTCGGCTGGGTGTATGGTTTTTGCAGCTGTAGGCGAATTTAACACCTTTATGGACATTTGTAGGCATGCGAGAGATGTATGGGGAAATCATTTTACATTTACCTTAATAACAACAGATGATATGGTGCTATGAAAGATGAAATAAAAAATTTTCCACACTTATCAGGTATTTACAAAATAATGTCGCCAACAAATAAGATATATATAGGCGAAGCAAAAGATTTATTTGTAAGATGTTGTTTTTATTTAAACCCCAACGGAGTTATTAGACAACCCAAAATTTTCAACTCTTTGGTTAAATATGGCGTAGAAGCACATAAAATAGAAATATTAGAATTTTGTGATATACCTTTATTATTGGAACGTGAAAGATTTTATCAAGAACAATATGATTCAGTTAAAAGTGGATTAAATTGTTTTTTAACACAAACAAAAGTAAAGAAAAAAGTTATGTCAACAGAAACTAAGTTAAAAATTGGTGTTAGTAATAAAGGTAAAAGATTAGGAAAAAAAGACACTAATGAAACGTTAAAGAAAAAATCTGAAGCAACTAAAGGTTGTAACAATCCAAATTTCGGAGGCAAACACATTACCAAAGAGTGGTTACTAAAACAATCAATATCCAATAGTAAAGTTATGTTAGAAATAATAGATAGTATTACGGGAGAAAAAAGAATTTTTTTAAATTCAAAAGAAGCGGGTAAATTTTATAATACATCGGCTAATTCTATACGAGAATGTAAAAGATCTGGTTATAAACTTAAAAGAAGATATGTTGTTAAAACAATAAATACTATAAATGATATAGTTTAATTCTGTATATGACCTCCACTTACCAAGTGTAAAGAATAGTCATAATTACTGTCTATAAGCTCGCTGTTCACGTCTTCAATGTTGAATTGATCATCTTCATAGAATGATAACTTATTGATGCCAGGGAACTGTGATTTCATTATTTCAAGTATACGTTGACCTTTGTTTTTATAGTCCTTTTTGAATGAGTATGCATCGAAGTAGAATTGATTCTTTTTAGCCACCTTTTCAAGAGGTTCTCTCAGTTTATCCATTCTGTTTGTCAACAATACAACATATTTCTTTGGATTGTTGTATGCTTCTCTATAAACCCTTTCAACTTCTGGATGAGGTTTAATATCGAATACATTAAGATCAAGACTTTCATATCTTCCCCACCAGCCTGAATGTGGATAAGGTTTACCGTAGTATTTAGCCCAGGCAATCTTACCAGGTTCTTTCAATGGACTATCAATGAGTGTTCCGTCAAAATCAAAGAAAATTACTTCAGGTTCTTCATCTTCCTGTTCGATGGCTTCAGTCAAAGACTGTTTGTTATTTTGTATGTAATTCAATATAGCTTCACGATCATTTTTAATAGTGTCGTTGTATATCGCATTCATTATTTCTTTAAGTGCTTCACCAACGGCAATACCTTTGAATCCAAGTTCCAATAGATCATTACCATTAACCGCAAGTTGTACATAACTGGCAGGATACTGTTTATTAACAAATTCGCCATATACATCGAATAACAAGCTTTTAACAAACTTGCTGTTCATTACACTTGGCGCAATTTTATTCACGTTGAAGAACAACCATCTTAATGCTGGCTTTGTTTTGTCTTTCGGAAGATTTGTATACAGGAAAGCTAATGCTGATATTTCTTTGGTTGTATCGATATCACCCTTCATCATATTCTTGAAGTAATAATCTGGTTGATCCGTGAACGGAACAGTTAACCAGTACATAAATTCACTTAATTTGGTTACATAATCAAACGGTTCAAGTTTACCAGTGAAATTCACACCAAATATACCTTGATACAAACCACTTTCGACCAATAACTTGGCACCTATGGATGGTTTACCTTTATGAACGATTTTATCGAATTCAATCAACACTCTTTCTTTTGTGATCTCAGATATTTTCTCAGCATTATCCTTTATCATCTGGAATGTTTTTGGTTCGATTGTAAACTCAAATCTGGAAGAAAATTGTATGCAACGTAACATTCGCAGTGGATCGTCTGAAAATGCTTCTGGGTTTGTTACACGAATAATTTTATTTTCAATATCTTTAAGCCCACCAAACGGATCTATAATGTTTCCTTCACTATCTCTGGCAATTGAGTTAATAGTTATGTCCCTACGAGCCAGATCTTTTTCTATTGGTAATGTATGATCAGCAGATATGTCAAAATCTCTATGACCAACCCCACCTTGTTTAAGTTTTTCGGTCCTTGGAAGAGCAATATCTATTTCTTCACCACCAGGAGGTGTAAATTTAATTACACCAAATGAAGCTCCAACCATATCAACCTTACCGTATTTCTTTAGAATATCACCAAGGTCTTTGGGTGTTATTCCCGTGATAACAATATCCAGATCTTTAGATATCTTACCTATATACATATCTCTTATAGATCCACCTACTTGATATATTTTGCCACCAGCATTGATGATGTTGTTGTAGAATGGTAATGCTTTAATATCGTAACCTTCTTTAATCATTTTTTTATTTGATTCATTAAGATCACCATGATCATCCCCATTAAGATAATTGATTTTTTCGTTAACAAATATATATTGTGGGAATTTAGCTTGTGCTTTATTTATAAATTCTTGAAAAATTGGTTTAGCTTCTTTTCGTGTTGGTAAATTTTTCTCATATGCATAAGGATAATGTTGACGATAATATTCTGATGACATAGTAAGATTACTCTCACCAATAGCAAATACTTTAGTGTCATTAACACGTTGTATTGTAATATAATTTTTTGGTAATTCATTTGACCAATCATTTTGATATCTTATATATCCTTTATTTTCTAAGGCACTTAGGATTTCTTCATGTATCAATCCACCAGTCAGAAGAATATATATATTACCATTCAGATCAATAACTCCGCGAGCATGTGGATCAATATTATTTAAGCTTTTTGGGTTTCTAACAACAGAATCAAATGCATTAAATTGAATTATTTCTTCTTTATTTTCAGCTGCTGTTTTTCTTGCTAATTTATCTTCAAATCCATTATAATCATCTTGTGGTATTCCGAATTCTTTTTCTGCATATTTATCTGCAACCCCTTCAACCATTTCAGGTTGCCAATCAATCTTATAAAGTTTTTTGATAAATTCCAAAACAGATTCGTCAGTATACTCAAGAAGTTTTCCGATTTCCCACGCTTCTTCTGGACTTTCATCTCTTACATATCCACCATGTTTCATCATGATATCGTATAATCTTTTAGCGTTCTTGATATTTGAATGTTTATATAGAATACAGTTCCATTTACTAACCTTCATCAAGCCAAAACCCATTGTATTCAGGTTATCAGAAATTTTTTTCAGATTTCTACCATATTTAAAAAGTTCTGGTATAACAATAAGAGCTATGTCTCTTCTTCCGTTAAGCAGAGATTCTAGGCAACGTTGTGTTCCGCCTTGTCCGTAAAATTCCTTGGCGTCTACATCTTCAGTTATGTTTTCATTTGCGTTTCCAGGTTTTACTTCAGTTACAATACCTGTGAGAATACCTTTCATTTGATAGGGTTTCCAATTTTCATCAGTAATATTATTACTCATCATTGGTTTACCACCGTTAGCACGGTTAACAGCAAGTGTTATGTGTGGTTTTTTATTTTTTGTAAAGAAACCAGTTACTCCGACAGCCATCACTTTATCATCCACACCTAATGAGATCACATCAAGTGCAACTTTTTTTCCTATGTATTGTTTATCCTTTTCATCAAGGCCGCCCAATTGTATGGTCATATGATGACCAATCCACTCATAATCCTCTGGCATGTGGGGTTTAAATTCTTCTGCTAATCTATTTTTTGATTTTTCATCTAAAACGACAGCGCTATATAATATTTTATCTTCCATACTTATAAATATTCACAAAATGGTGTAATTTTCAAAAAAATTGCTTATTATTGTATTAAATTAAATACTGAACCGAACTACAAAGATACAAAATTTTTTTAACTATGCAAGCAATTTCAGAAAAAGATTATATAAATTTTAAGAGAGACTTCAAAAAGAACAGTTATAAATTACTTTATGATTGGTGTGTTGAGAATAAAGTTACACTACAACGTAACCAGACTGTGTTCTTCATCAATGAGAGAGTTCTGATGAAACCAGAATTCACCATCAACAACAAGATTTATATTGATCTTATTGAGTACAAAGAATATACAGACAAATATGCTGAGTACTGCAGACTCTTTTCAATATCATTCGGAACGATAATTGTGATTCCAAGACGAATATTACTTGAAATTAATAAAGTGACTAAAAACGATATTGAGCAAAAAAATAACTTCAGGTTTTAATGGGAAACGAAATTCATATATTACCAGAATTGAAATTTCTTTTTGAAAATACGAATAAACATGAATTTACACCACTTACATCAAAAAATGAACGGGTATTGAATTACTATGAAT